CTTGCCATCGTCACTCTCCGGCAGCTGTATCTTGCTGCCAAAAAGGTAAGGATGGTATGTGATGACTCAGCGACCTACAAGACAGTCGGTGAGTTTTTCGAGGTTGAAAAGACCATACGGTCGCCTACCCTTGATTGGGCTGACGACTGCATTGCTCCTCCAGATTTTGATTTTGGGTGTGTCAACTTGGCACACCCAGATCGGGTCGGAGGAAGCACGGAAGGACAGCTGTGTTTCGATTCAGCCGTCCTTGATGCACCAGATACTTCATCAGGTGCTATCGGTGTTGCAAATGTTGCAACAATCCCGGGTCTTTTAGCGACTATTCAGCGCGTTGCTGATGTAGTTGCGGTTGAGTTAGGGAGTTTCGATAGCTCTCTAATCCAGCCTAAGCATGGTCCTGGCGCAGTTTCGGACCAAGCAAGGGAGTCAAAGTATGATTTCCCCTACTGGCCGAAGAAACTTGACAACCTCTTTCCTAGCGAAGACTGGGCGTTTTACAACGCCAGCTCCGTTTGGACTGATATTGCCGATGGTGCACCTCTCCTTTCGAAGGGGGAACCACCTTCCAGGCTTATTGCTGTTCCAAAGACGCAAAAGGCTCCCCGGCTCATTGCCGCGGAACCCACTGCTCATCAATGGATTCAGCAAGGTATCCTGTCCTTACTGTTGGACAGAATGGACCGGACTTGTCTAAGGAACTGTATCTCTATCCGAGATCAGTCACCTAGTCGGGATATGGCCCTGCAAGCTTCAGTCCATGGTCTTTGGTCGACGATAGATCTGTCGTCGGCCAGTGATCGTGTGTCGTGCTGGATGGTTGAAAGACTGTTTCGGAGAAATCCGGAATGGTTAACAGCCTTTCATGCATGTCGCACTAGGTGGATTGCCAACACTGTTGACAAGAAGCAACCGAAGTTTCATAAGCTTCGGAAGTTTTCCACCATGGGCTCTGCCTTGACGTTTCCTGTTCAGAGTATCGCTTATGCCTTAGCGGGCATAGGAGTCGACATCTGGTACAGGAATTCCATCTTAGTCGATGGTAGGCGTGAACCACGTGTGGATCTCTCGAGGATAGCTCCCCGGGAGTTTCGTGCGTTGCTAAATGCCTCGTCGCGAAGGATCCGAGTCTTCGGGGATGATATCATTCACCCCGTAGAGTCGACTACCCTGTTGATAGAGGTATTAACTTACCTCGGTCTCGAAGTCAACGTCCACAAAACTTTCGCGGCTGGCTTTTTCCGCGAGTCCTGTGGGCTCGATGCATATGCGGGTGTTGATGTAACACCTTCATATGTTAACGAGATTCCGTTAGGCTCCAAACCGGAGTCCATAATCTCAGTGGTCGAGAGTTCCAACAACTTCTTTCAAAGAGGTTGGTGGCGTACCTCTGATTATCTGAGGTACACCCTCCCTGCCCGTCTGAGGAATCAGATTGGGGTAAAGGGTGTCGGTTCCGGTGCCTTTGGGTTCCTTTCTTATGTAGGTGGGGACACATCGCATCTCAAGATGAGATGGGATGTTAACCTTCATCACTGGGAAGTCCTAGCGTTGTGCGCGGTTAAACGCAATCGGCGTAGGAGAATCCGAGGCAGTGCGGCCCTACTTCAGTACTTCACTGAGAACCCTCAACCCACTACGAAGTGGGTGTCGGGTGTAGGTTTACGCACACCTCTTACACTGAAGAGGTTGGGGATACCTTCATACAACTACAATAAACGATAGTTGAACGATGGTGTGTTGCTGCTCTGGGGGTAACACCCCGGGGTTAGTAACAAAGGGCTGCCGAAAGGCGGCACCTTTAG